AAGGTTGTTGATGTTGCCATGAAAATGGTTAAGTAGGAGAGAATAATGGCACTAAAACTTAAAGGCGCTCAAGTGGCCGCACCTACATCTTTAGCAACTGCCAATAATGTTTCTACATCTACGGTGGTTCTTGTTCAGAATGTGGGTACTACTTCTAGGTTGGTAACTTTGGTGGATAATGCTGTAAGTGCAGCAACAGTTGGTTCATTCAATATTCCCCCAAACGGAAATGTTCGATTAGAAAAAACTTCTACGGATGAAATTTTTGCTGCGTCGAATGAAGTTAAGTTGACGCCAATCGCTCATTCAACGTAAGGAAGTCAGATGAAACTTATATGCGAAGTAAACGAGAACGTTCATTACCTTGAAGAAGCCGATGAAAAAGGTAAAAAGAATTATTTCATCGAAGGCATCTTTATGCAAGGTGATATTAAGAATCGCAATGGTCGCGTATATCCTAAAAATATCCTCGCAAAAGAAGTTACAAGATATACTAAAGAGTATGTTCAAAAGAATCGTGCCTACGGCGAACTAGGCCATCCAACTGGGCCCACCATTAATCTAGAACGTGTTTCCCATATGATTACAGATTTAAAGCAGGATGGTGCTAACTTTGTTGGTAAAGCAAAGATTATGTGCGAAACTCCTTATGGTAAGATTGTAAAAAGTCTTATGGACGAAGGCGCGCAATTAGGTGTTTCCTCTAGAGGTATGGGATCATTAAAAGAAAAAGGTGGTTCGGCAGAAGTACAGAAAGACTTCTACCTCGCAACCGCTGCAGATATTGTTGCAGACCCATCTGCGCCTGAAGCATTTGTTTCTGGTATTATGGAAGGTAAAGAATGGGTTTGGGATAATGGAATTATCAAAGAAGCTGAGATTGCTCAATTACAGACGGAAATTGGAAGCGTTTCTAAGAAAGGTTTAGAATCTGCAAAGTTAAAAGTATTCGAGTCCTTCCTCTCAAAATTGTAATTTTATAAATATGAGATAATAAATACTATAGATTAATAAGGAGTGTTCTAATGTCAGACCAAGAACTAAACATACAAGAGGATGACAACCTCGTAGATGAAGAGGAAGTCACTCTAGAAAGCGCTTCTACTGATGAAGTCATTTCCGAAACTGAAGAGATTCAGCCAGAAGATGATTCTGAAGAGTTAGTAGAAGATAAACCCGCAATGCCTAAAACCAAAATCGGTATGATCAATGCTATGGTCGAATATATGAAGGGCCATAAAAAGGATGATATTGCTGCTTCTTATACAAAACTCATGTCTGCTTTCGAGCCGGATGAGGACGATGATGAAGATGATGACAATGAAGAAGAAGCAAAAGAAAGCAAGAAGACCAAGAATGTCAAAGAAGTTAAGAAAGTAACTAAGGAAGACATTGACGTTTCTGATGACGTTAAGGCCCTCTTTGGTGAAGAAGATTTGTCGGAAGAATTCAAAGAATCTGCCACTACCATTTTTGAGGCCGCTGTTGTTTCTAAAATCAACGAAGTCCTTGACACAGTTAGTGTTGATATGGATGCGGAACTTGAAGCAGATAAAGAGGAGAGCATTCAAACTCTTTCCACGCGCCTTGATGACTACCTTGAGTATGTCGTTGAAGAGTGGACCAAAGAGAATGAAGTTGCAATCGACTCTGGTATTCGCGCAGAAATTGTAGAGAACTTTATGGAAGGTCTACGAGGCCTCTTCACAGAGAACTATGTTGATATTCCAGAAGAGAAGGTCGATCTAGTTGATGAGCTCGCTGCCAAAGTTCAAGAGCTAGAAACTTCTGTCAATGAGGAAATGGAGAAAAATATCGACATTTCCAAACAACTTCAAGAAATGAAGAAAGAGCAAATCATTGAGAGTATCAGTGATGGTCTTTCTGAAAATCAGTCCGATAAATTAAAGTCTCTTGCTGATGGTGTAGAATTTGAAGATGAAGAAGACTATACCAAGAAGTTAGAAACTGTTAAGGAAAACTATTTTCCATCGGAAGAAGTTGTCAGTGAAATTGCTGACGATGATGAACCGTTAGAAATTGAAGATGATGATAAAATGGTGAATGGCTCTATGGCAAATTACATGAATGCCATTTCTAGAAGCATCAAAAAGTAGTTTATTATAAATATACTAAGAATGAATAAGATAAAATTCTAAAAGGAGAGAAACTAATGTATAATCTCGATGAACTTCAAAAGAAGTGGCAGCCAGTTCTTGAGCATCCTGACTTGCCTGAAATCAGTGATGCACACAAGAGAGCCACTGTCGCCACTCTTCTCGAAAACCAAGAACATGCTGCTCGTGAGGATAGCATGGGTACAGGTGGGTATCAAGCGCCGACGCTTTTGGGCGAAGCCGCACCTGCTAATGCCACAGGCGGAAGCATTGACACGTTTGATCCGGTACTAATTAGTCTGGTTCGCCGTTCCATGCCTAACCTTATCGCGTATGATGTATGCGGTGTTCAGCCGATGACGGGTCCAACGGGACTTATCTTCGCGATGCGCTCGCGTTATTCCACGCAAGCCGGTACGGAAGCACTGTTTAACGAAGCGAATACCACGTTTTCTAGTGCTGCTGCTGGTAATACTGCATCTATCAATGCTGCGAATAGTGCCGCTGGCGTAGCCCAGGCTGGTACTGATCCTGCTGACCGGGCAATCAACGGAACTGGTTATTCGGTTTCGCAAGGTATGTCTACTGCTGATGGTGAAAAACTCGGCGATGCAAGTGGGAACCATTTCCAAGAGATGGCCTTCTCCATCGAAAAGATTTCGGTCACGGCCGTGTCTCGCGCTCTGAAAGCAGAGTATACGATGGAACTTGCTCAGGACTTGAAAGCAATTCACGGTCTTGATGCGGAAACAGAACTCAGCAATATCCTTTCTGCGGAAATCCTTGCTGAAATCAACCGCGAAGTTGTTCGTACCATTAACTATTCTGCCACCGCCGGTGCTCAGAAAGATACGACTGCTGCGGGTACTTTCGACCTTGATACAGATTCCAATGGTCGTTGGTCGGTTGAGAAGTTTAAGGGCCTTATGTTCCAGATCGAACGTGATGCCAACGAAGTTGCTAAGTCTACTCGTCGCGGTAAGGGTAATGTTATGCTCTGCTCGTCGGATGTTGCTTCTGCACTTCAGATGGCTGGTGTTCTGGATTACGCGCCTGCCCTCAATAACAACCTACAGGTTGATGACGCGGGCAACAGTTTCGCCGGTGTTCTTAATGGTCGCGTAAAGGTCTATATCGATCCTTACTTCAGTGACGCCACTAACAACTATTACACACTTGGTTATAAGGGCTCCAGTGCCTTTGATGCCGGTCTGTTCTATTGCCCATACGTTCCACTTCAGATGGTTCGGGCAGTTGGTGAGAACACTTTCCAGCCGAAGATCGGGTTCAAGACTCGCTACGGTATCGTCGCCAATCCCTACGCAACGGGAGCAGCGTCTGGTACAGTCGGTGGTGGTCTTAATACTCAGTCTGCCAATATCTACTACAGGTTGGTTAAAGTCACGAACTTGATGTAATCAATAATAATAAGTCAAGTGAGTTAATTGAGGGGGTTTCGACCCCCTCTTTTTTTTGCATATAAATAGTCTCAAAGGATGGAGATTATTAATGGCATTACAAGATACACAACCTGATAATAGAAGTTTTCTATCTCCTATCGGGTTCCAATTCTCTATACAAAAATTACCCCATGTAAACTATTTTTGTACTAGTGCAAACATACCTGATATCACTTTAGGTGTAGCAGGTGGTATATCAAATCCATTCATAAATTTACCTCAGCCTGCCGAGAAATTAACCTTCGGAGTATTAGATGTAGTTTTTCAAGTTGATGAAGATATGAAAAATTATAAGGAAATGTATAACTGGTTAATTGGTCTAGGTTATCCTGATAACTTTCAACAGAGAGGTGCGATTGCACGCCCCAAAGGTGCGTCAGCAGATGTAGGAACAGTATTCTCTGATGCAACACTTCTCATCACAACTGCTGCCAATAAAGTAAATATTGGTATTAGTTTCATAGATGCGTTCCCAACAAGTCTATCCACCCTACAATTCAATATTCAAGAAACAGATATCGATTATCTTCAAGCCACTGCATCGTTCACATATAGAAAATACGAAATTCTTGACATAGTGTAATTTTAGTGTTAAGATGTATAGAAAGATAATAACTATCTTATTGAGTAGTTTTTTATTATTATGGTTCCTTGATGAAGTACGAAGCTTCACCTCCAATCCCGAAACTTTGGATGATATATTATTAAATGTTTTCAAAAAATTTACATATATTACTGATAAAGAACAATACGGTGAAGATCGTAAAATAAGTTTTGCTAAACAAGTTAAAGAAGGAAAAAGTTTTAAGGGTGATTGTGATGATTTCGCATACACAATAAGAGATT